AATCTAAAGAAGAAAATTGAAAATTTTGCATATACGCACCTAGTTAGTGCGAGAAGAAGCCCAGAGACAACAATCTAAGGGTTATGTACTGTGAAACAGAAAAAGTTTGAAGGGACCGAGATTCATGTCTAGCATGCCAATCAATCGATCTATTACAAATACTATTTAACGGAATCTATAAAAGAAAAGGGAAAAATCTATAGAGTTAAGCTAAATAAAAGTGTCATCGAACTCTTCCTGGAAGTATTCGTAGGTAATTGCTGGTGGTAGCATACCCAGTTCTTTCATTCCAGAGTCTACAACCTTTCGGAAGTTATTAAAGACTTCTTTACCATAGTGGAAGAGGAATCTCAGCGCATCAATATAGTTGAGTTCGAGTTGTTCTTCAGGGTCTAACGTGTCTGTTACCCAATTGATGAGTTCTTGTATTGTTTTCATCTCAATGGGTGCTCGTATTCGTGAAGGAAATCGGTCGTCTCGTACAAAGCCGCGCTTTAAGAAGTGACATTCCAAGATTTTCTTGTATGGAGGTGGATCTTTCAGAGTTTTATCAGCATCTGTGTACTGAATCCCGAAACGACTAAGCCATTCGGCATAGGTGTGTTGGTTGAAAAACTCTAGTACTGGCATAGTAATAGCATTTATATTATCGTCGCCGAAAGTAATTTCTTTAACGTTAGTTCTATATGCGTTCATATTACAGTACGCTTGTGTTGTTTGTCCTAGCCGCTTGGCATCTAATGCTATACATAGATAACCAGTCCGTATAATCAGTGAGTTGCCAAAGGAGTTAATTATGGCAGTAAAAGGTACACCTGAAGGCGCTCCATGATTCTTACGAATTATGAATCCTTTAACCACTGAGTAGGTATGGATGGTTTCATCTAAAATAGCCCTTCTTACCAAAGCAGCTTCCGGACCGTCGTTATACCATGCGTTAGCTACATCACCGAAGTAATTCATAACAATGGCAAACAAAAAGCCGTCCCAGTTTTTATAATCTCCATCAAATCCGTGTTCGGAAATGCGCTGCAGAGTCATGAAGAGGAGAGTCCATTCACTACTATCTGCGTTTATACCAACGGCATGGAAAGAGTGTATTCGATTATTGATGATAGAGGCACAAAGATCGAGAAAATACATTCTACATACAATTGTAAAATCGACGGGAGCCATCATGAAAGTTCTCGTATTGCCAGTACGAATCTTTTCAAGACTGCGCCTTTCGTCTTTTAAACAATTGGTCCACACTGAAGGATAGCGCTTACCTACTTTGTAATATTTCAGACGTGCTTCAATCTCATTAGCAAGGAGTTTGCTCTTTATTTCAGCATGCCCGTCTTCATCAATATCAAAAAGGTAGGCTTTTCCGCTTTCGTTGGGTGGACGAGAGTATATATATGGAACCCCTGGGGAAGATTTCATATCTATTCTGTCGTAGTGCATGATTGGAAGACCATTTATAGCATCTTCTACCGAGAGTGCACCAACTTTCGGCCTTAAAGGTTCGAACATGAGCATCTCCTGCTCAAGCGAATCATATGCCATTTGCAACTGTCGTGGTGGTAGTGGTTTGTGGTATGATCCGTATTTTCGAACTCCAGTTATTAGTGGATCCAAAGGTGTTTCCATCCTAGGGTCTTTTGCATGTAATACAGCGGGTTCCGTTTGATGTGGGAAAAGATCGAAAAGTGGTGATTTTCGAATTCTAGTACCCCGCGCATTGGTTGCGTTCTTTATTTTATAATTATCCAAAACTTCAATGTTTCCGAGTTCTAAACCGCTTTCTCGAACTTCTACTTTTGTTATTTTAAGTAGTTCCGATTTGGCGTTCAAACCCTCATCAACAATTTGTTGTGGGAATTTATCTAGTAGGGGCTGTAATAGCTCTTGTGTTACAATTTGAAACAATCCTTGTGGTCGATTGTTAAAAGTGGCGCTCACTATTCCTACGATTTTTCTAGGACACTGTGGCACTAAGGCTACACTAATACCTCCGCATTCACCTTTCTCTACACTCACTCGTGCAGTCCAGGCTTTTCGCAGGATGATTTTGGATTTATCTAAATAAGGTACACTTTTGGTAACGTCGTGTGCTTTAAGATCAGCGTAATAGTAGTAATTTCGCAGTTCTGTATCGAGTTGGACGGTATTTGAAGAGAAATTATTCAGATAAGATAAGTCTTTTTCCAGGCAGACTAGACCGGTGCTGTCTTTAGCAGATGGTACACTAGGGCCAGCATTATATATTGCTATATCGCCTTCTTTTGAGTAGGCGCAATCTTCAGCACGAAAGGCAATCACATATTCCACTCCAGAACGAGCTCTTATTCTAACAAAGTCCCCTTCCTCAAATTTCATTAAGGCATGGGCATTTACCAAGAACAGTTTGCCAACAATCTGAAATGCATTCTGATGGTACACTCGATGCAGATCACCATCTAACTCAACAACTCTTTCAAATCGAACCATAGATGGCATAATTCGATTATCCATAATCTGTTCAGCATTCGGGTCACAACCTCGTTCGGTTACTAGTACTCGTGCAGCGGGCTTTCTAGCAGCTCTTTTCGTTTCACCTCTATAATATTCCTTACCGTGTTCTTGGACTTTATGTTTTTGTCCATAGTTAGGAATTTTATAGATACGTTCTTGTTCAACTTCTTCTTGATCGAATTCTTCTTCATCAGAAAAAGTCGCCCAAAGCTTATACACAGCAAAGGCACTTGCGACAGCACCAGTGATGGCTATAACTTTCACAATCGTCGGATGTTTCTTCATGAAATCAGCGACATTGCTTTTCAATTTAGTAAGCAGGCTCTCATATGTTATTATGGTAGCACTACGCCGTTCTTCGAAAAGTATGCCGCTGCATCTAATGCAGATTGGGGATCCTCCCATGGTACGCTTTGATTGAATAAGCATATCAAGGTATTCAGCCCATGAGGTGTTGAGTTTGACGAGTTCGGTAAATTCCATTGCACACTCAGATATGCAAGTAAATTCGTCGCATCGATCACATGTAAGTATATGACCAATGTTTCCTTCGAATTCTCTCCTACTTTTGTTGAACTTCTCACGAAGCTCTTCCATAGTTGGAGGGTCGGGTTGGTATTTAGCTGCAGGTGGGGGGGCAGTTGATGTTGAGGGCATGTCGTATATCGTTATAGGTACGACACATTCTTGATATTCTGGATCATGCTTACATGGTTTTGATTTGCATGGTGCTAGGCGAAATTCAGGAATATTAATGTCGATGTCAGTAACAATTGGATCATCCAATCCACATTCATCTACGGCAAATTGCACAGGTGTTCCTCGAAAATAAAAACCATCACACATGTCATATTTAAATATATTTGAAATACATGTAATTATGTCATCTGTGGAACGGTCAGTAAAAGGATTGCAATGCCGGAAAATTTTGTCGGATCTACGTTTAACGAATTCAAATCCACTTTCAGTTGTTGGGGGTTGTGCTATTGGTACTTTCCAATGATTTCGGCTTGTAAGCCACCAAGGAGGCAGGTTTAATAAGCCAAAATCATCAAAACCTACATACATAGGTGTATAATCATGAGCTGTTGGATTTGTCGGACTGTTTAGGGCTGAATATTGGCGAGCCAAAGATGTGCTTAGGTCGGCCATAAAATCTTTATAAAGAGCCCAATCTGTATGTGTGTGTGAATACTTTCCACGTGTACTATACCACGGATGTGATGTGGCAGATACACGTACGAAACGTTCTCCAGAACTGAAACCTCGTTCAGTTCCGTTCAGGACTTTCAGAAGCAATTCGCGTGTTGATTCGAATTCATCAAAAAGCTCCTCATCATCTTCAGAATCGCCACATTCTTTGGTCGGGGTGAAATCACGCCGATTAAGATAAGCAGCAACTTCCTTCTGTCGTTCTAGATGTTCAGTGGCCATATCGACTATGCGTTGTTTGAGTGTTGCATAATCCATAAATTCACTTAAAGCCTTACCTTCTTCTACAGGAGAAAGAAAGCGGAATTTTAAGTGGTCAGTTGAGCCAATTTTAATCTTGGTAAGCAAAACTTGTGATTGTTTCACTACTTCGACTAGGGCATCACGACGACGCCAGAGAGCTTTACGATCTTGGATTGAGTTTGGATTGGGATATGCGATATTAGATGAAATCGAAATCATTTGTGAGGTGAATTGTCGACCTTTCTCTGAAACTTCTGCCATTTGCACTGTTTTAGGAACAGGGCTTTTAATAGCAATGAATTCAGCATATGGATCGAATTGTGTAGGGTCGCGAAGTTGTCCGAAGTCGTCTATTACGACTGCAAATTGTTGTGAGTAATCAGACCAAAATTTTTCATCCATGGAACGTGGATACATTCTACGGAATTTTGGAACATTAAATTTATCGGCAACCTCATGTATAAGTTCGGTAGAAATGAATGATTTACCAACGCCAGGTTCGCCATACAAATAAACACAAAAGGGATCGGGTCTACACCCAATGTTTA